CACAACAATTTGAGGGAGGACAGCATGGTAAAAGTTCAGGCCAATTTAGAACGGCTGAGGCAGCTGCTGGCCGAGAAGAACATAGCCCAGAACCGGCTTGCGAAACTTTCGGGCGTAACTTCCGGCTACATGTCGCAGATTATGACCGGCAAACGGAATCCGTCGGCCAGACTGCGCAAAAAAATGCTCTCGGCCATAAACGCCACGCAGTGCGCGAAAGGGTTAAAGGAATATGACTTTAATGAACTCTTCACAATCACAGGATGAAATTGATTTTCCCGCTTCCGAGGGGTGGACACCGGAAGCCATACGGCAGTTCAAGACCGGGTTACGCATACTGGCAAGAATGATAGCCGCCGACATTATCAAGAAAAGGAGCCAACAGAATGTTTCGCAAAGCACAGAAAACACAGAGCCGCCTGAGATTGGCGGTTGAAGGCCCGGCGGGAGCCGGGAAGACTTTCAGCTCGCTAATCCTCGCAAAATCGTTATCGCCGAAAGTGGCGGTTATCGACACCGAACACGGTTCGGCCAGCCTGTACGCCGACAGGTTCGACTTTGATGTTACCGAACTCCGCCCGCCGTATACGCCGGAAGCGTACATCGAGGCGATAAAGGCGGCGCAGCAGGCAGGTTACGAGGTCTGCGTAATCGACAGTCTGTCACACGAATGGAGCGGCGAGGGTGGCTGTCTGAGCATAGTGGACGCGCTTGGCAAGGGATTCGCAGGTTGGAAAAGCGTAACTCCGCGTCATGAACGCCTCGTAAACGCCATACTACAGAGCGATATGCACATTATCGCAACGATGCGCTCAAAAGCCGAATATGCCGTGGAAACCAACCTCAAAGGTCAGGCCGTTCCAAAAAAAGTCGGCACCGCGCCGATACAGCGCGACAGTATCGAGTACGAGTTCACAGTTGTGTACACACTCAACCAGAATCATTTCGCTGCGGTCAGCAAGGACCGCACCAGCCTGTTCGACGGCAAGGACTTCGCCATTACCGAAGACACCGGCAAGGCACTGCTGGGCTGGCTCAATTCCGGCGCAGCGGCTGAACCCAAACCCGCACCTGTGGCCACCCCAGAACCAACACCCGCCACGACAGGTTCGACTCCTAGCCCGAGAGCAAGCGAACAGCTTACGGCCAAGGGCGTACTGGAAGAAGTAAAAAGCCGCGATACCGAAAACGGCAAGAAATACGGCCTGAAACTGACCGGTGTCGGCAAGGTGTTCATCACGCACAGCGCCGCCGCAGCGGAACGCGCAGCCGGGTTCGTGGGCAAGGAAATAACCGTCGCGTACAAGCAGACAGTCAAAGACGGCAAGCGCCAGTACGATATGCTGGGCTTTGAAGAAGTGAAATAACGGAGGTTTTCCATGAAAATCGATTACGAAGTGGACGAAAACGCAGGTGTTTATGCCCCTTTACCAGCGGGCAAGTACCGTGTGAGAGTGCTGGCGGTGGAGGACGGTTATTCCAAGGCCGGTGACCCGAAGGTGAACATGAAGCTCGGCATTGTCGGCCAGCCGGCCCGTTGGGTGTTCCACACGCTCACATTCATACCCAAAGGCCAGCCGGGCCACGGCATAGCGGTGCATTCGCTAAAGTGTTTCGGGTTTTCTATCGACAAGAGCCGCGTGAATTTCGATTCCGAAGATCTTGTCGGCAAAGAAGCCACTGCCGATATCATCATCGAGGAATACAACGGCAAGCGCGGCAACAAAGTGCGCCAGTTCGACTATATCGCCGACAAACCAGAAGACGAGGTGCCATTCTGATGCCGACACTACCAAATCCGGTTTATACAGTCGGTTACCGCGATTACCGCCGTCAGCACCTGTACACGGTAAACGGTATCGAGTATCCGTCGGTTACCAAGATACTGGGCATCGTGGGCGGCGGCAAGACGAACGCGCTTGTGGTTTGGGCACGCCGGGAAGCGCTCAAACTGGCCGAAAGCGAACTTGTTGCCGAACTAACACACGGCAGAACCATTACTCCGGAAATCCTCGCCCCGATACTGGCCCGCGCCGACCGTCAGCCGGACAAGATAAAAAACGATGCCGCAGATATCGGCAGCCGCGTACACGCCGCGATTGACGATTATATCGTCGGCAAAATGCCCAAGCTGGACGCTGATGTCCGGCCCGGGTTCGACAACTTCATGGCGTGGCTGGCACAGGAAGAACTTGAAATCATCGCCGGGGATACCACGGTTGCATCGGTAAAGTACGGCTACGGCGGCAGGCTCGACGCTATCGCCCGCACCAAAGACGGCAGGTTCATCATACTTGACTGGAAAACCAGCAACGCGATGCGCGACGAGTATCCGCTGCAGGTTTCGGCTTATGCTCAGGCGTTCTCGGAAACTTATGGCGTGGAGCTGCCGGAAAGTGCATGGGTTATCCGGTTCGGGAAAACCGGCCCGGACTTCGAGACCCGCAAGGTGAACATTCCGGTGGCACTGGACGGCTGGCTTGCGGCCATAAAGCTCTTTGACGCGATGAACGGAGAGTTATGGACGGCGTAATCGAGTTCACGGTAATCGGCATACCGAAGCCGTGGAAGCGGCCTGTACGGTTTATGCACCCCAGCGGCAAGTTCGTAAGCTGGAGCCCCAAAAGTGACTGGTTCGGCCTGATATACGCTGAAGCAATAAAGCACAGGCCGGACCAGCCGCTGGACGGTCCCATACGACTTGACGCAACATTCAGGTTCCCCCGCCCGAAGTCCGCCCGCAAAGACGCGGTGTTCATGGCACACCGGCCCGACGAAGATAATTTAAAGAAGGCTCTTATGGACGCGATTACCTATGCGCGCATATGGACCGACGACAGCCGAGTATGCGACGGGCGCGTAATGAAGATTTACGGCGAGCCGCCGGGCGTTACCGTGCGGATATCGCCAGCAGAATAAGAGTGAGGCTTAACCTCGTAGTGGCGGGAACAGGGACAACCAAATATGCCAATAAACAAAAAACTACGCTTTGAAGTTTTTAAGCGCGATGGTTTTAAATGCGCTTACTGCGGGAAATCACCCCCTGCCGTTACACTTGAGGTTGACCATATTGAGCCAAAATCAAAAGGCGGAAGTGATTGTATTGAAAACCTGATAACCGCCTGTTTTGACTGCAATCGGNGCAAGAGCAATATTCCACTAGATAAAATTCCCAACAGCCTGGTGGAGAATCTGGAGGTTCTGCAGGAACGAGAAGCCCAGTTAAAAGCATACCGTCGTCTTGTAAAAACCATTCAGCAACGTATTGCACAAGATGTCGATGATATCGACCAGATTTACAAGACCGCCTATCGTGGCTGGAAACTGTCGGACATTTTTCGTAACGGCAGCGTAAAAAACTTTTTAACCAAACTGCCCAAACATGAGGTTGTAAACGCTATGGAACAGGCTGTCAGCCGTGGGTTGAACAGTTCGGCGGCGATTAAATATTTTTGCGGAATATGCTGGAGGAAAATTAAAAATGGCAAAACGATTTAGCGATACCGAAAAATACAAGAAGCCATTCATCCGGTCATTGAAAGGACCATACAAGTTGCTGTGGGACTATATTTGTCTGAACTGCAACTACGCCGGCATTTGGCAGGTCGACTTTCAGATTGCTCAGGTTTATATAGGCACAGATATGCCGGTCAACGAGAAAGATGCGCTGCAGGCATTTAACGCAGACTGCGAGCGCATTGTCACACTCGATGGCGGCAAAAAATGGTTCATCAAACCGTTCATTGCGTTCCAGTACGGCGAACTTAATCCGGAAAACAGGGTGCATGCTTCCGTAATTTCTGTATTGGGACAAGTTGGAATCAAGGACCTATCTAGCCCCGTGCAAGGGGCGTCGGCGGGTCATGCTAGCCCCATGCTAGGNCCGGGCAAGGACCTAGCTAGCCCCTTGGAAGGGTCAGGCACGGACCTTGCTAGCTCCGCGCTAGGGGCTAAGGACAAGGAGAAAGACAAAGAGAAAGATAAAGACATGGCTAAAGACAAAGAAACTGCTGTTAACTGCAGTTTAAAATCTTTAACTACAACTACTATTGATCACCGAACTGCGAATTGCGAGCAAAAGGCAAACGGCAACACCTTTTCATCATCCGCTGACGCGGCTGATACACTTCCNCCGGTTAGTGGANAGNCTCTCNCTAACCAGCAGGCAGTTAAAAACGCATACACGCAGGACTTCGAGACNTTCTGGCAGGCGTATCCCCGCAAAGTGGGTAAANGNGCAGCNTATGCCCGCTGGCGTGCCAAGAANCCNGANATTAACNCCGTCCTTTCGGCGCTCAATGTCCAGAANCNNTGCGAGCAGTGGGAGGACATAACACTTATCCCGCACCCCGCAACCTGGCTGAGTCAGGAACGCTGGGAAGACGATCCGTCAGCTTACAGCAAACGGCACAAGCCCTCTGGCGATGACTACGCATATACCGAAGCCGAGGCCATGAGCAGGGCCAAGGAGCATGACTATGAACCTTGACCACGAAACCATGATGGAACACGCCGTACTGGGCAGTTTCCTCATCGAAAGCAGTATATCTGACAAGGCCGATTTTATTTTCGATGAATTATCGGAGACGGATTTCAACCGCGATTCCAGCAGACGGATGTTCCGTGTATTCAAGGAGATGCACGAGAACGAGGAATCTATCGACCTTGTAACCGTCTGCGCCAAGCTAAAAGCAAAAGGCGAGTTAGAAACAATCGGCGGTGAGGTGTTCGTCTGCTCGCTGATGGACTCGGTTTCTACCACGAACCATATACGCCATTACGCCGGCAAGGTGCGCAAGAACGCGGTAATGCGCAAAATCCGCAGGGAAATTTCGCAATTAAATCCTGAGGCTGAGCCGGAAGCAGTCGAACGGGTGATGCAGCTGGTGCAGGAACGCGATACCGATGACGGCGTAAGCGTTGTAACGCCCAAGGCGTTCATGGACGAACTGTTGGAAGAATGTATGTCCGGCCGGAGCGTAGGTATCAAGACAGGCTATCCCACGCTGGACGACAGTCTGCACACGCAAAGCGGCGACCTTGTGGTAGTTGCGGCACGCACCAATGTCGGCAAGACGACCTTTCTGGCAAACATACTGCATAACCTGCTTGAGCGGAACATCTGCTGCCTGTACTGCGCCACCGAGATGCGGCCAAAGCAATTCATGGGACGTGTCCTGCCGCTCAAAACCGGTATACCGGCTACCAGCTTCCGGTCGCACCAGTTCCGCGCTGAGGATATTGCCGAGATGCAGAGCGTGACGGANGAGNTNAAAGCGCTGCCGCTTCACCTGCTCGATATCGCCAGCCCCACAATCCACGAGATAAAGCGAGCTATTCGCACATCGGGAAGCAAGGTTGTGTTCATCGACTATCTGGGCCGGTGTTCAATGGCGAAAGAAGTAACCCGCATGCGCGAAATCGAGAAGTTCGTGGTGGAACTCAAGAACGAATGCGTCAAAAGCGGGATATTGTGTTTTTTGGCGGTACAGCTCAACCGGCGCACGGACTTCGACAATACCTCGCCAAAGCTGGCTGACCTATCTGATAGCTCAGCAGTCGAGAAAGAAGCCGATGCTGTAGTGTTTCTGTGGCGTAACCCGAAGGTAAAGTCAGACTCGCACAGCGTGCCGGTTATAGAAGCATTCTTCGGCAAGAACCGGTTCGGCTATATGCATAAGTGGGGCCTCAGTTTTAACCGGACAACGATGCGCATGACGGAATGCGAGCTTGAGTTCAAGGACGAATATGACAAACCGGCAAAATCACGTGCTGTGTAGCCTGTGCGCAGATTTCGGCTACTGGAAGCCTACATACGACGGCATTCAGCCGGTGTGCCGCTACGGCGAGAATTTCAATTTCAAGGAAATGTGCTATGACGACGGATACGCAGCAGGGTGTAAAAGTTTCAGATTTAATGCGCAAGCGGGACGCGAAGATAATCTCACAGCTGCGCCGCGGACTGCTGCCGAAACAGATTGCATTCAGACTGAAACTGAAATCGGTATTGGTGGTGTATGAAACGGTCCGCAGGAACAATCTTAATTTGTACGTTCTACGACGGGAAAATCACTTACAAAAGTTAGCCAAACTTTAGNCCGTGACTTCACCGGTTTGATGCGGTAAACTATAACTGTCGAGGCAAGGACATGGGAGAAAAAACCATGACCGTGCCTCGATTTATTTTTGCAGATTCAGTCTTTGCCTCGACACCAAAGACTACGCCCCGCACATATTGCGGGGCACCCATTTACGGCGGAAACACGGACGCGCGAAAACAGAACAAATCGGTCCTGTTGTCCGCCACCTCTTTAGCCGGAGGGATATATGCTTAAGCTCCAGTATATCCCGGTCGGCACTCTTAAACTAAACCCGCAGAACCCGCGAGTCATCAAGGACGAAGCGTTCAAACGCCTGTGCGACAGCCTGAAAGAAGACCGCGATTATTTTGAAGCGCGCCCTGTCCTAGTCAACAAGGACATGGTGATATTCGCCGGCAACCAGCGTTACCGCGCCGCCATAGAAATCGGCATGAAGGAAGTACCTGTCATCGTAATGGACAATCCCGAGCTGGAAGCCAAGCGCATGCTGCGCGACAACATCAGCTCCGGCGACTGGGACATGGACATGCTGGCCAACGACTTCGAGGCTGACTTCCTGCGTGAAATCGGCTTTACAGACGAAGAACTCGGCGAACTGGGTCAGGACGAAGCCCTGCTCGATGAAGACAAACTGGACGAGGTTCCCGAAGCGCCTGCCGAAGCTATTACCAAACCCGGCGATATCTGGATACTTGGCGAACACCGGCTGCTTTGCGGCGACTCAACCAGTGAAGCTGATGTACTGCACCTCATGGACGGCGGCAAGGCCGACATGATATTCACCGACCCGCCTTACGGTATCGCATATGTAGGCAAAACCAAGAAACGCCTGACTATTCAGAACGATGCAATGCCGGACGAGGATTTTAGCGCATTTTTAGGCAAAGCGTTCGGGGTCATGCGCAAGGTATGCGACGGCGGCGCACCTTACTACGTCTGCCACGCTGACGGCAAAACAATCCTGTTCCGGCAGGCACTCTTGGACAGCGGGTTCGAGGTCAAACAAACGGTTATCTGGGCCAAGCAGAGCTTTGTACTCGGCCGGCAGGACTACCAGTGGCAACACGAACCCATTCTCTATGGCTGGGCCGCAGGTGCAAGTCACAAGTGGTACGGCGGCCGCGCTGAAACAACCGTATGGGAAATAGACCGGCCCATGCGCAGCGAAGAACACCCGACCATGAAGCCGGTGGAGCTGTGCGCCCGCGCTATCCGCAACAGCAGCCGCAAGGGTGACACGGTGCTCGACCTGTTCGGCGGCAGTGGCTCGACTCTTATGGCGTGTGAGCACACAGCAAGGAAAGCGTGTCTGATGGAAATAGATGAATCGTATGTTTCGGTAATTTTGAAGCGTTGGGCAGAGGCAACGGGAAAAGACCCTGTACGCCTAAACGATAACAAAAAATGGAGTGACATATGTCAACTCCACTAAAACTCAATACTCGGTCTCAAGTAGGTGGGAATAGACGGAAACAAACCTTTCGTTTTTGTGAATTGTGCGGGAAAGAGTTTGGTCCGTTGAATCATCTGTCGCTCAGATTTTGCTCCCGCAAATGTGTATATGCAGCTAAACGCGGACAGCCAAGTGGCAAAAAGGGCCGCACATATCCACATCTACAGCGCGCTAGAATCGGAATATGTCCCATCTGCGGCAAAGAATTCCGTGCCGTCAAGGATTTCTCTACCAGCAGCCACACTCGGATACAAAAGTATTGCTCAAAGGCCTGCTGGTCCGTGCGCGGACATAAAACATGCGCCCATTGCGGAAAAATATTTGGCGCAAAGGACGGCAGCGGCAAAAAATACTGTTCCAAGCGTTGTGCCGTTGCCGATATGGTCGGCAGCAAAAGCCCGGCATGGAAAGACGGGAAGTGGCGAGAAAGGGCCAAAATGCGGCTATCATGGCCATTCAGACGATGGATAAACGCGGTTCTGGCGCGAGATAACTTCCGATGCCGGCACTGCGGCGCAACACAAAACTTGCATGCCCACCATATTATCCCGTTTTCTGAGAACCAATTCCTCGGTTTGGACATAGACAACGGAATTACACTGTGCGTCTATTGTCATAGTAAGGTGCATGGTCGATGGGTTGGCTTCTGCAAGCAACCAAAACCGTATAAAGATGTTCCTGGAGCAATGCATGCCGCATAAGCCACTCTCGCCCTGCGCCTATCCCGGCTGTATCGGCCTCGCGGCTGCGGCTTAACACCGTGCGCAAAATGCGTAATTCGGGGCGTAAAAGCGCCAGATATCAGTTTTCCGACCCTCCTTTGACTCAGGGGGGGCCCGCAATACCGCCCCCCCAAAACCCATTTAGATAGCCTAGACTTTGTGATAAGCAGGCCGGTCCGTTAATTCGGAGGGTGTAAAGAGGCTTATGTCACCCTGCGTTCACTGTGTAGGAATGCTGGGGACACGCACGCGCGCAGTAACGCGGCGCGCACTTGCCCCGCATATACATTGTAACGCCGAGTGGACGCAGTGCGACATAACGATTTTGGAGAAAGTACCGGTACAGTGGAGGCGCAGACGACGTAACGGCTTTGGCGGCAGGAAGGGAACGGGACAGAACCGCCGACACCACGACGCACCGGTGTCCGGACGTCTAACAGGTATGACAGGCGGGCGGGTTAACCTGGCGCTGATACAACGCAGGGTGTTAGCGCCAGCGACCGGACCAACGTCAGCCCCACCAACCGGTATAGCGCCAGCGCACGGCGTCAATGGTAACTCGGAATTGAACGGCGGTCGCCACGCGGGATTCGGCGCGACACGACGGCATGGCGGCGGACAGGACGAGTGTGTCGGCGCTACCGCCAAATACACGCGCGCTATCGCCAAGGATGGGAANAGATACCCAAAACCCCCGCCATACCCCCGGGGGGGATCAGTTCCTCCCAGCCTTTTGACTATAGACCGCGCATGGGGTATGCGTAAACGCGTCCACAATTCGCATAGGGGGGGTCGGGGTAAAAATATGAGAGGAAGAAAAAGTATTCCGACGAAGATTAAGAAAAAGACAGGCACTTTGAAGCGTTGCAGAACCAACCCTTTTGAGCCTGTCCCCGGCCCCGCCAACAGCGAACCGCCGGAGTTCCTCGACGACGAGGCTAAGAATAAATGGCGCGAGTTGTTCCCTGAATTGTCCGAACTAGGCGTTATCAGTTCAATTGACCGGGACCTGTTCATGCTCTACTGCTCGGCCTATTCCAACTGGAAACGGGCAAACGACGCACTAAAGAAAACCAAGCAGATTTACCGCACGCCGAACGGCGCGGTGCAGCAGAGTCCGTTCGTTTCGATAGCGCGGGGCTGGATGCAAATGATGACAAAACTGGCCGCTGAAATGGGCATACCGGCCACGATGCGCAGCAGGATTATGCCCCAGACTGGAAACAGCAAAGACGAAGATACGGAGTTTTTTGGTTACTGATTATGAAACAGGTAACGCAGGATTTTTACTTCGATAAAAAAGCGGCGGCCTCGGCCGTACGCTTCTTCGAGCGTTACCTCGTGCATATCAAGGGCAAATGGGCCGGCGAATCGTTCAGGCTGGAGAAGTGGCAGCAAGACGATATCATCGTCCCCCTCTTCGGCTGTCGGCGTGCCGATGGCTCACGTCAGTACCGCACCTGCTATATCGAAATTCCGCGCAAAAACGGCAAATCCAGCCTCTGTTCAGGCATCGCACTGTACCTGCTGTTTGCCGATAACGAAGCCTCGGCGGAAGTTTACAGCGCCGCGGCCGACACCAAGCAGGCGGCTATCGTTTTCAATGTGGCAAAAGGCATGGCGATGGCTTCAAAATCGCTGATGGCACGCGGGCAGGTGTTCCGTAACTCCATATTTGTCCCCCGCACAGCTTCAAGCTATCAGGTGCTGTCGGCGGACGCGTATACGAAGCACGGGCTGAACGCGCACGGCATTATCTTTGACGAATTGCACGCCCAGCCGAGCCGCGACCTTTGGGACGTGCTGGCCACCAGCACAGGCGCGCGCACCCAGCCGCTTACCGTGGCGATTACCACGGCGGGCTTTGATCGCAACAGTATCTGCTGGGAACTGCACGAATACGCCCGCAAAATCAAAGAGGGCATTATCGCTGACGACAGTTTTCTTCCTGTCATCTATGCAGCTGACGAAACGGACGACTGGCGCAGTCCCGATACATGGAAAAAGGCGAACCCCAACCTCGGTGTAAGCATCAGCCTGGACTATTTGAAGCGCGAGTGCGACAAGGCCGGCAATATTCCGGCTTACGAAAACACTTTCCGCCGCCTGCATCTCAACCAGTGGACCCAGCAGGAAAGCCGCTGGCTGCCTATGCACCTGTGGGAAGCCTCGGCGGGCGAGGTCGTGCTTGAAGCGTTAAAGGGTAAACCCTGCTATGCGGGGCTGGACCTTTCAAGCACCACCGACATCACCGCGCTGGTACTGGCGTTCCCCATGGGCGACGCAATAAAAATTCTGCCTTTTTTCTGGCTGCCGGGCGATAACCTGCACGACCGCGCAAATCGCGACCATGTGCCTTATGAACTGTGGGTTAAACAGGGGCTGATATACGCCACGCCGGGCAATGTAATCGACTACGCCTTTATCGTGGCTAAGATTGCCGAACTGCGCAAAACCTACGCCCTGAAAGAAGTGGCGTTTGACCGCTGGGGTGCTGCCAAGATTGTGCAGGACCTGCAGGAACTTGGCCTTACAGTAATCCCGTTCGGGCAGGGCTTCGCCTCGATGAACAGCCCGTCAACCGACCTGCTGCGCCTTGTAATGGGCGGCAAACTGCACCATGGCGGCAACCCAGTACTCCGGTGGATGGCTGACAACGCTGTTGTGAAGATGGACCCGTCCGGCAACATCAAGCCGGACAAGAGCAAAAGCACCCAGCGCATTGATGGCATTGTGGCTACGGTAATGGCATTGGACCGCGCCATGCGGCATGGCGGCAGAAGCATATATGAATCGCGAGGGATAACAGTGGTATGAACTGGATTTCAAAGATACTGCGCACCGCACGGAAGAAAGCGCTCGGCATAAGGGACTTCTTTGCCGATGTGCTGCTGCCGATGTCCGGCACCGACAGCGGGGTTGAGATAAACGAAACGTTGGCCCTGAACCTGTCGGCGGTATATGCCTGCGTGCAGGTGCTGGCACAGACGGTGGGCAGTCTGCCCCTGCACGTTTACCAGCGCAGCACTGACGGCAAGGTGCGTGCCGCATCACACCCGCTGTATAAGTTGCTGCACGACGCGCCAAACACGGAGATGACCTCCATGAGCTGGCGGCAGGCGCTCATGCTGCACCTGTGCCTGTGGGGCAACCATTACTCGGAGATCGAGCGCAATAAAAAGGGTGAGGCCGTGGCACTGTGGCCCATAACTCCGTGGCGGGTGAGCCTGCGGCGCGTCGATAAAGCGTTGGTGTACACGGTGGCTACGGACAACGGCGTTGTGACACTGCCGTTTGCCAATGTCCTGCACATTAAAGGGCTTTCTTATGACGGGTTATCGGGCCTGCCGCCTATGCGCGCCGCGAAAGAAGCCATCGGCCTTAGCCTTGCGGCCCAGAAATATGCGGCAAAGTTCTTTGCCAACGACGCGCGGCCCGGCGGCATACTGGAACACCCCGGCCAGTTATCAGACGAAGCGTCGGAACGCCTGCGTAAATCATTCGAGCGCACACACGAAGGGCTGGATAACAAATTTCGCGTTGCGGTGCTGGAAGAGGGCATGAAGTTCAACGCAGTGGGCGTGCCGCCGGAAGACGCGCAGTTGCTGGAAACCCGCAAGTTCGGGGTTTCCGAAATTGCCCGCTATTTCAGAATGCCGCTGCACAAGATATCCGACCTCGACCGCTCTACTAACAACAATATCGAACAACAAGCCATTGAATTTGTCACCGATACCATTCGACCCTGGCTTGTAAGTATTGAACAGGAGTTGATGTTTAAGCTGTTTACCGGAGAGTTCTTCCCGGAGTTTCTGATTGAAGGACTTTTGCGCGGCGACATCAAGGCGCGCTATGAGGCTTATGCCATAGGCAGACAGTGGGGCTGGCTTTCGGCTGACGATATCCGCGAGCGCGAGAACATGAACCGCCTGCCGAATGGTCAGGGCCGGCAGTATCTGGTGCCGCTCAATATGAGCAATGGAGATAACAACGGAAAATTGTAACCGGGCATTATCGTCCCAGAGCAGGTAAAAACTGAGAGAATCTGCCCGGTGTTACTATCGCCGGTTAACGTGCCCAGATTAGGTGCACTTTCACTCCTTGAGGGAGTCATCTGGCGACATCGATAGTCTAGCAGGTAAACAGGATGGAGGCAACCAATGGACAGACAATTCAAAATTCTGCCGATAACTGGCAGTAAAATCACGCAGGAAAACGGCTCGCTCTTCCTTGAAGGCTACGCCAACACCAAGGGACAGTCCGACAGGTACGGCGATATTCCCGCAGTCTATAAGGCCAAGCGGGACTATGTGTACGACCTCAAGGAATACCTCAAGAACCCGGTACTTCTGGTTGACCATGTAAACGCAATCGACCATGTGGCGGGTTCGATGTCGGAAATCCGCGAGGACGCGCGCGGGCTTTACTTCAAGGCGAAGTTTTCAGCTTCGGCATACCCGGTAGTGGAACACGCCCGCCGGATTTATACCGAGGGCCATGCAAAGGGTATAAGCATCGCAGGGAAGTTCCATTACGAAAACCCTGACGCGCCGAACCAGCTTACATTGGCAGAAATTTACGAGATTTCACTGGTTGCGGTACCCGCCGACCCCGACGCACTGGCGGAAGCGGTCAGCAAGGCCGTGAAATCGCTGGAATCAGAAAAAACCAACGGAGGAATCAAGATGGAACACACGGAAATCATGGGCTCGATAAACGAGCTTCGCAAAACGCTGGACGCTCGGCTGGACGACTGCCTTACCAAGGAGAAAGCCGAGAAACTGGTGGAGGACGTGGTAAAGAAACTGCATCCCGAGCCGTCCGGCAGACAGGTGCCGCCGCAGAATCCAGAAGAGGTCATGGCGCGCGCGGAGACCTTCAAAACCTCGCCGAAGAATGTTGCCGAAAAGCCGTGGACCTCGGAATACGGGCGGAAATTCGGTAATATCCGCAATTTTCTGCTCGCGGCAAAATTGCGCAGCCCCATGCTGACGGATACAAAATCCGTCATGGCGGAAGGGAGCGACCCTCTCGGCGGATACCTCGTACCCACCGAGTTCAGCGCGGAGGTAATACGCATGCTGGCGGATTCCACGCCGATAATGCAGCTGGCAAGCATAATCCCGATGTCTGGCTGGAAACGCCAGCTGCCGCGCCAGCTTACCAGCGTAAGCGTGGGCTGGGTAGCAGAAGGAGCGCGCAAGCCAGTCAGCAATCCGACATTCGGCCAGCTCGAACAGGTGGCGAAGGTAATGGCCGCAGTAATCAAATGCACGGACGAACTGCTGAGAGACTCCGCAATCAACCTGACGGCATTCCTGTCGGAACTAATCAGCGAGGCAATGGCTCTCGAAATAGAACGCGTTGCCCTCACCGGCAATACAGCGGAAGGCGACCCGTTCAACGGCATATTGAATGCCTCCGGCGTGAAGGTTGTGCCGATGGCGGGCAACGATGTCGATTTCAATGACATCATCGAACTACTGTTCTCGCTCAGCGCCGCGAACTCCCAGGGTGCGACTCTGGTACTCAACCGCAATGGTCTCAAGCGGCTGATCAAACTGCGAGACAATCAGGGCAACTACATCTGGCAGCCGCCGACTGGCAATATCCCGGCCACTATCTGGAACTCGCCCTATGCCATATGCCCTACGATACCGGACAATCTGGGCGAGGATTCCAACATGACGGTCGCATTCTACGGCCGGTTCAACCGCGCGCTGGTAATCTCGCCGCGCGAAGGACTGGCGGTGAAGGTATCTCAGGAAGCATCCGACATGGACGGCAACAGCTTCAATTCAGCCTTCATGCAGGACCAGACCTGGCTGCGTTTCACGCAGGCCATGTCGATAGATGTCATTCAGGGCGCGGCATTCTCGCACCTGATGTTCAGATAAGGGAGGAATCATGGTCAGACAGTACAGAGTAAAGAAGAAATTCGGCAGTTACGGAGCAGGCTCGGTCATACAGCTTTCCGATATCGATGCGGAAGCCTACAAAGAATTCATCGAGCCTTACAAACGCGACAAGAAAGGTGTGACTGGCGCGACGAAGGCGGCAATGGCGCTGCTCATGCTGGGCGCGTCGCTGATGTTCGGCGTGTCAGCGAAAGCGGCCGATGTCAGCGTTAATGTCAGCACGTTTCCGGTAACGGAAGCCGCGACATTGGCCCCGCAGATAGCCGGCGGCGCGAAAATCGAGAAACTGGTTATCAGCAACAGCTCCTCGACCGCAACCACGGTAACGATCTACAAGAACTGTGGCTCGACTACCACGGTGAGTGCCGTATTTCACGCCGTGGCACCGGCACAGAGCAACGCCGTGCTGGACTTCGGCAACTATAACCTGCCGCTGGCGTATACCGACATCTGCTTCCGCAAGAACGACGCAGTGGATTCGGTCTACATCTCGGCACATTACAGGTAAACATCATGGCACAGCTTGTATCCGGCCCGGCGGTGGAACCGGTAACAGTGGCGGAACAGAAAGCGTTTTCGCGCGTGGAATATGCCGATGACGACAATATCATCGTCGGCGTGCTCAAAGCCGCGCGCGAATGCGTGGAAAACGCCACCAATCGGCGGCTGATAACGCAGACATGGCGGCATTATCCCGCCAATCCGCGCGACATCATTCTGCCGTTCGGACCGGTGCAGGCTGTAACCTCGGTAACCCTGTATGACGAAACCGGTTCGGCACATCTGCTGGCACCCTCGGACTATGACGCTGACATTATCTCGGAACCTGCGACATTGAAAGTCAGAAACCTGCAGGGTGTCAGCCTGCGCTGGACCAACCCGCTGGCGGTCGAGTTCGTGTGCGGCTACGGCGACAGCGGGACAACGGTACCGGAGTCTATTCGTCAGGCCATCATGCTGCTGGCGGCACACTGGTATGAAAACCGCGTTGCCGTGGCCGAAACCGCGCTGAGGTTCGAGGAACTGCCGATGGGTGTTAAGTATCTGCTGGCACCATACCGGCTGTGGGGCAGGCAGTTATGAACCCGGGGCGCTTGAACCGCAGAGTGACGTTGCAGTCACAGACTGTCAGCCGTGACGCTGTCGGGCAGGCCAAATCTGTGTGGACAGATGCCGCAACAGTCTGGGCGGCGGTGCTGCCGCTTCGCGGTAAGGAATACTTTGAGTCAGCCAAGGTTAACAGCGAAATCACGGTGCGGATAATTATTCGTTATCGTGCCGATGTAAAACCCAGCTGGCGGGCGATTGCGGGAGGCGACAGTTACGACATTGTGGAAATCATCAATCCCGCCGCCGGCAATATAGAACTCCAGCTGCTGTGCAAAAGGACGGTGTGATTATGGCGCAGATAACGGAAATAAAACTCGAAGGCATACCGGAACTGACGCTTGCGTTAAAAAACATCCGCGGCGCTGACCTGCGTAAGGCGACCGTGCGTGCCGTCAGAAACGGCGCGGAGGTTATCCGTGCCGAGGCCGCAAGGAACGCACCTGTCGGCGCGGGTTCAGAGCATATGTACCCGGAAGGCCACAAAAAATCGGGAACTGTCGGACACCTGAAAGACAACATCGCAACCACAATCAGCACGGACTCGCTCAAAGGCGAGGTAAAGGCAAAAATCGGCCTGCACTGGCGGGCGTGGTACGGCAGACTGGTGGAGTTCGGCCACGCGCTGGCTGTGCGGTCGCATAAGTCTGGCAAAAAGTGGGTTTACAAAATCGTTGGGCGGGTGGAAGCAAAACCGTTCATGCGTCCGGCGTTCGACAGCAAGAAAGAAGAAGCGATACAGGCGTGCGACGCGGAATACCGGAAATTGGTGGCGAAATACGGAGGCGATAATGCTCGCTGAACAGGCTTTGTACGACATTCTGCGGCAGGATGAGGCGGTATCGGCAGTGGCCGGCAGCAGAATTTACCCTGTCCGTCTGCCTGATGAAGCCGAAATGCCGGCGATGGTTTATTTCAAGGTGTCGTGCATCCGCTACGCCTCGCATGACGGGCCTTCAAAGTTAGCTTCATCCCGGTTCCAGCTTGACTGTTATTCGGATGATTACCTTGAAGCCAAACAACTGGCCTTGTCGGCGGTGGCGGCGCTGCACGGCAAAAACAGCGGTGATATACAGGCCGCATTTAATGATAACGAAACGGACGGATTCAGCCCGAACAGCGGATTGTACCACGTAACGGTTGATATTCTGGTCTGGCACAAGGAGGAGTAATTATGGGCGAAGGGATAAGCGCATTCGGCACAACTCTTAAAATCGGCGACGGCGCGAGCACGGAAGTGTTTGCCGCGCTTGCCGAGGTAACCGGCATAACCGGCCCCGGCATGAGCATGGACACGGTGGACATCACGAGCCACACGGCGGCCGGCGGGTGGAAGGAATACGCAGGAGGTCTGCTTGACGGCGGCGAGGTGAAGCTGGAACTCAACTTCCTGCCCGCCAACACAAGCCAGCATCTGCTGACCACGGCGATGTCGGCGAGGACGAAGAAGAACTTCAAAATCGAGTTCCCGGACACGGCGCACACGACCTGGACTTTTTCAGCGTTCGTCACAAATTTTGAACCGAGCGCGCCTGTTGACGGCAAACTGAGCGCGAGCGCGACACTTAAAATCACGGGCCAGCCGACCTTATCGGCTTAGGAGATAACAATGCTGCTTAACAAGGAACAGATCAGACAGGCCGCAGATATTCAGACTCAGGACATTGAAGTGCCGGAATGGGGCGGGACAGTTCGCCTGAAATCACTGACCGGCGCGGAGCGTGACCGGTTTGAAGCCGGGGTGGTGCAGGGTCAGGGCCGCAACACCACGGTGAACATGAAAAACCTGCGGGCAAAACTGGTGGCGCAGTCGGCCATTGCCGAGGACGGCAGCGCGTTGTTTACGGAAGAGGACGTGCAGTGGCTGGGTGAAAAGTCGGCTAAAGCGCTGAACCGGCTGTTTAGCGCGGCGCAGACCTTGTCGGGTCTTACCGACGGCGACGTGAAGGAGCTGACTGAAAATTTCACCAACGCCCGGAGCGAAGGTTCTATTTCCGGTTAGCGCTTGCTCTGGGCATGACGGTGGGCGAGCTGTTGGCCCGCATAAGCTCGCGCGAACTGGCCGAATGGCGGGCGTATTACGCGCTGGAGCCGTTCGGCGAGGACAGGGCAGACCTGAGGGCGGGCATAATCGCCTCAACCACGGCTAACGTGTTTCGCAAAAGCGGCACGCAGCCATACAAAGCGCAGGATTTTCTGCCGAAATTCGAGAAACCTAGGCAGGACTGGCGCGAGATGCTCGCGAAAGTGACGGCGATAAACGCGATGATGGGCGGCACACATGGCGACAATAGGCAACCTGATAGTAAACCTGACGGCAAGAACAGCCAGCTTTGAGGAAGGACTAGTCAAAGCGGAGAAGACGCTTGCCAAAACGGGCCGCAGGTTCACGGCTATCGGCAAGGAGATAACCTACGGCATCTCCCTGCCGCTGGCCGGTGCCGCGCTGTCTGCCGTGAAGTTCGCCACGGATTTTGATGACAGTCTGGACAAAACAGTGGCGATACTGGGCGCGGGCCGGGAAGAAGTGGACGCTTGGCGCGGCTCCATACTGAAACTCTCGACACAAACCGGCAAGGGGCCGAAAGAACTGTCCGACGCTATGTACTCGGTTGCACAGGCGGGGTTAAGAGGCTCGGCCGCGCTGGAAACGCTCAAGGTTTCAGCAATGGCGGCGGCTACCGGCATGGGCGATACAAAGACAATCGCCGAAGCCGTAACCTCCGCGCTTAACGCCTATGGCCCCGCAAACTTAAGCGCGGCAACGGCGGCGGGCGTATTGATAGCGACTGTGCGCAACGGCAAGATGCCGCTGGAAGACCTTGCCCCAGCTATTGGCAAACTGCTGCCGGTTTCGGCGCAACTGGGTATTTCATTCGGCGAGGTGTCGGGCGCGGTTGCGGCGATGTCTCGCATGGGCATGGGTGCGAGGCAGACCGTATCCGCGCTTAAAGGCGTATTCACCACCCTGCTCAAACCGACCGATGCCACGCGCACCGCGCTCGAATATGTCGGCCTGTCGTTTGAGGACCTGCGCCGCCAGCTTAAAGAGGAAGGGTTGTTGGCGGTACTGCAGACGCTAAAAGACCACTTCGGCGAGAACGAAACCGCCATGGCGCGGGTGTTTCCGGAAGCGGAAGGACTGGTGGGGCTGTTAAACCTAATCGGCAGAAATGGCGAGGCAGCGAGAAGCGCGATAGCGGATGTCGCGAAAGCGAGCGGTCAGGATTTAAAGAACGCGTTTAATATCGCCAATAAAGACGCCAGCCAGCAGTTCGCCAAGGCGCTGGCAACTCTTCAGGTCGCGCTTATAAAGCTTGGCGATATCGCAATGCCGACGGTTATAAAGCTGACGCAGATGCTTACGGCCGTGGTGCAGAAAGCCTCGGCGTTTATCGCCAACCTCGACGCGCCTACGCGGAACTGGATTGTCACGCTCGCGCTTGTTGCCGCCGCGCTTGGCCCGGCCATATGGGCGCTGGGTATGTTTCTGTCGGCGTTAAGCGGGCTCATGCCGGTGCTGGGCTATATCGTGGCGGCGTTTAAGGTAATGCTGACTGTTCTTGGTACGCTGGCCGGCCCGGCCGGACTTATCGCCGTCGCGCTTGTTGCTGTCGGGTTAATCATAATCGACAAATGGTCGGCTATCGTGAAAACCTGGCAGTCGCTCATGCAGGCATTTCGGGAGGCGTGCCGGAGTTATTTCGCCGATGTGCTTACTGTCACCGACTTTTTCGTGCAGTACTTTCAGGAAAAGTTCAAAACACTCAAAGACTACTTCAAAAACTGGGTGCGTGATTTCATGACGGTGGCTGAGTACCTGCACCTCGACGGCGCGGTGGCGGCGATAAAACAGTTTGTCGAAGATACCGGCACGGCGCTTGGAAACTCGCAGATCGGTCAGTCGCTTAAAACCGTGGCAGGCGAGGTGAAGAAATGGGGCGGCATCATTGCCGACACCGCGCTCAACACTGGCAGTGATATCGCGGAAAGCGTGGCTGACGGGTTTGGCAAGGCACAGGGCTATGTGTCAGGCAAACTGGGTGCGGTCAAAAGCCTGTTTTCGGGCGGCATTTCAGCGCCGCAGATAGATGTGCCGTCGGTGCCGGAACTGCCTGTAATGGGCGCTGACACGCCCGCGCAGGCTTCGGCGTTTGCGACCGCATGGCAGGACGCGTTCAATCAGGTGTTCGTTTCGTCAACGGAACTGCGCGATAATCTCGCCGCCACATTCAACGCAGCGGTGTCGGCATTATCCGGCGGGTTTGAGGAACTGTTTGCCGCGATAGAATCCGGCACGGTAAACCTCGGCGATATTATGGAAGGCGTGTGGCAGTCGTTTAAAGCGAGCATTTTCAAGATTCTGGCCGAGATTATGGCTAAAAAGGTCGTGATGTGGACGCTTGAGAAAGCCCAGACGCTTGCCATGGCGCTGTTCCAGACAAACACGACGGCGGCGGTCTCGGCGGTACAGAGCGTGGCCACGGCAAAGGAAGTGGCGGAAAACGCCGCGGCGGCGCATACGGAAATAGCGCAGGCGGCGGCAGTCGGTCAGGCCAAGGCGGTGGCGGCGCACGCAGGCATACCGTTTATCGGTCTAGCGGTCGGTCTGGTCGCGGCGGCGGCCATACTGGCGGCGATTGTGGGGTTTTCAAGCGGGTTTGCGGCCGGAGGAAGGCCTACGGCGGGACAGGTCGCGCTTGTGGGTGAGAACGGGCCGGAGCTCTTCGTGCCCGATACCGCCGGAACGGTTATACCCAACAGCGTGTTCGATAACGGAGAAAGCGCGGGCCAGAACAATACCTTCAACATCACGATGACCCTGCAGGTGGCTGACCTTAACAGCGGGGAGCGCGAGCGCGTGCTGGGCGAGCTGGCGGAACAGATACGCCGCCGCACGCCGAACGCGGTATCTTTCGCGGTCAACAGCCGCAGCGCCGCTGAAAGCAACGGCCGGAGGGCGGCATGAGCGATTATCCGATATTTTACGGCCCCAACGCCGTCAATGAAAACAGCCTGATAACCGTGTCATCAGGTGCGGCCGTGGCATACCGCCTGTATGACCGTGATTACAGCACAGTCTGGAAAACCTCCGGTCAAACAAGCGGCAGTTCCGCCGCCACGGAAGAGATACTCTTTCAGGAAAACGGTGTTGCCGCGCTTAAAACGCTGGATACCGTAATACTGCAAAACTGCAACGCGGTTACCGCCGTGCTGGAGTTCAAACTATCTGGCGGCTGGGGCGGCGCTATAACGCTGACCTCGGCAAATCGCGCCGGCATATCGCTCAAAGCGGCGTTCACGGCAAAGCAGGCTTATGGTCTGCGGATAACCTTCAGTTCTACCCAGACGGCCAATCAGGAAAAACAAATTGGCGAGGTTTGGGCGCTGCGGACGCTTTTCGCACCGCAAAAGGGATTTTACAGTTACGAGCCGGCGTTTACTCCCATAACGATAAGCACAGATACGCTGGACGGCGGAGTCAAAACCGCGCTGGTCAAATGGTCGGGCGACAGGGTTACGCGCTGGAGCGCGAATCTTGCCTTTGCCGGACTGTCGCAGGCGGAGGCTGACACTCTGCTTGCGGTATGCGCGCTTGGCGGGTTCGTGCTTTACCCGGAGCCGGATACCTTGCCGCAGGCGATATATGAGGTCTCGGCATCGGGTGACAGCGTATCCTGCGGCTATATCAGCAAGGTGAAATCAGGCGGGCTGTCGGTCGGGTTCAAGGCGGAGGAAGCATGATAACGCTTTCCGAAGGCATACTGCAGGCGCAGAAGCTAAGTTCTACCTCGGTTCGGCGGATAGTGGCGTACCGCCGCAGGTACTGGGACATCGGCTCTCAGGAGTTTGTCCATGAACCCGACTGGACGGTAATCAATGAAAAGGCTATCCGCGAACTCGGCAAAACCAAGGAAGAACTGGATGCCGTAAAACTTAACGAGTTCCGCACCGGCTCGCTTTCTATCCGGCTGTGCAACGGCGCGAACGAATGGCTGGAACGCGCGGATTACGGCGTTTTCCTGCGGGATGACAATGCACGCTTGGGTTACACCGCATACCGCACGATGTTTAAAGTATCGGCGGTGTATCAATACGCCGACGGCACGGAGTCGGAAGAGGTGGTGCTGTTTACCGGCTATGTGTCGGGCATGACATCCTATGCCGAGGACAAAACCGTGCAGGTCAGCCTCGATGCACCGCATATCCTGCTGGACGACGCAGATGCCGAAAACTATTCAACCGCAGTAACCGGCGAAATACTCGGCACAGGCGATGGCACAACTACAGAGTTCCTGACCGCCGAAAAGAATGTGGGCGGCATACGGCGGGTTACGGTCGGCGGCGTGCTCAAACTGCCCGGCATCGATTACGACATCGCCGATACTGACACTTATGACACTCAGGCAAAAATCACCTTCAAGTCAGCACCCTCAACCGGCGAAGCGGTTGCGTGCGATTATTTCTGCTGGCATACAAGCCTGCCGATACATCAGGCGGTCTCCGGCTTGCTCGACAGCATGGGTTTCCCGGCGGACGAACGCGATATCAGCGAGGTATTGTTCCCGAACCGAGTATACCGCAAGGCGGCATATACACATACAGAGGATAATGTCCGTTACGAGGCCGACGAACTGCCCACAAAAGCCGATCCGGAATGGGAGGAGTACGAAAACACCGGCAGTTACGAAGCTGAAATATCAGCCGACTGGCCGGCGGACATCGGCGGCGGTTCAAACGCGCTCAAGATATACGCCTCAAATACCGACGCTTCATCACTGTGCTGGCGCAGGGCTGTGGGCGCGGCGGGCAATGCCGTCATGGCGGCGTTCAGCGCGGTGTCGGAATACGCCAACCAGTCTGTGTACCTCGGCATCGCACATGAGGCCGACGGCGCGAACAAGGCGCAGATACTCATCGGCACCGATGTGGGCGGTTCAGGCATTTCCTGCATGGTTAAGCTCGGCGAGATCACCCTCTGGTCAGGCATGGCCGCGCCGAACACGCAGTATATCCTGTACCACAAGCCTGGACGTGTCGTGGCATTCGTCGGCGGCGCGCGGGTGGTCAATTACACCTACACGGCCGGCACGGCGGTGGACCCGATAATTGATTTCGGCGCGGTAACCTCCGGCAATACCGGAAGCGAGCCGGTCTATATCGGCTATGTACGCCACTGCGGCGATTACGGCGACCTGCCGGCAGACCCTGTGCTTCCGCTTGTTGGCACTAAGGTGTACCCGACATTGGATTTTTCGGCCGACATTGTGGCATTCGGCAGGCAGGAAGAAACGGTCTCAAACTGGGACGGCACCGCAAGCGGGTACAGAACCCGGACATCTGCTGACGGCTCGGCGTGGAGTGCATTTGCCGCAATCGGCTCCGGCGGGCAGATAAACAGCCCCGCCGCACGTTACGGACAGGTTGAAATCACCCGTACCTCGTCCGATAACGGACAGAGCTTCCCTGCGGTAACGGTTCATGCGCTGACCTATTACACCTCACGCGCAAGTCTCAAAATGTGCGTCTGTTCGGACATGACGGTGCTGGACGCGATTGCCAAACTGGCGGAACTTGCCTCCTATGAATACGGATTTACCCGCACCGGACGTTTCTTTTTCAGGCCGCGCGGCACCGGCACAACACCGGATATCACGCTTTCAAACCGCGATATCAGGGAAATCTCGTCCATAAAGGACGGCATCGACGCGGTTTACAACAAGATAAAGGCGAGCTACGGCGAGTATTCCGTTACGGTTTTGCCCGACACGCTGAACCTGCCGGAGCCGAATTCCTGCACGCGCTACGGTGTGCGGTCGCTCTCCATAAGCGGCGGGTTTCTGCTGGAAGACGACGCAGACCTTGCAACCGGCGCGGCCCTGCAGTATTTCGCGCTGTGCAGCCGCCCGCGCCGGGAAATGGAACTGTCCTGCCGCTTTATGCCGCAAATCGAGGCCGGTGACATCGTGCGGGTTAATGTTACCGACACTTACCCCGCGCACGCCGTGTGGCATATCGGCGATACGGCGGCGCATCTGGGGCAATCCGATATCGGCCTGTGGGGCGACAGCCAGCAGACCGCGTTCGGCTTTACCGGCAGGGTGGTGGAAGCAGCGCACGATGCCGGCAAAATGCAGACGCAATTAACGCTCAGGGAGACTGTTTATGGGAACTAAACGACTGCCGCATGTCTTTGCCGACAGCGCGGCCGAAACGCCGGACGCGGCTAAGTTCAATAACGATTTCAGCCATGTGAACATGGTGCCGTGGAATCTGGTCAATAACGGCGATTTTGGCAAATGGGCGAATGGTGCAAGTACCGCACCAGATGATTGGACACTTAACGGCGCAGGCGCGGCTGTAACCCGCATTGCCGATAGCGTATATGGCTCATACGCCGCGGCGCTTACTTACGGCACGGCTGACAGTTATCTGTACCAGCTGTCGGCCGAGCAGAACGCAGTGAAAGGCCGGACGGTGAAAGCATGGTGCTGGGTGAAATGTTCCGCGCCCAATACCGCGCGGATAAAGGTGTCTGACGGTGTTGGTTCGACGGTTTCGGCTTTCCACACTGGGTCAGGCAACTGGGAGTTTCTGGAACTGACGCACGAAGTTGCGGCCTCCGCCACCGCGTTGGCGCTGGAACTGCATGTTATCGGCTCTGGCACGGCCACATTCGACGGCGCTACGCTGGTTGATTTTGACGATGTCACAGGCTTTCTGCCGAGCCTAAAAGATGTGCAGGCGGATATCGACCTTACCGCGCTGGCCAAACTCGGCGAGGACAACGTGTTCACTGCAGGTAATACCTTTCAGGGCAGGGTAACCGGCAACGGTGCGGCTGCAAACAATCTGCCGGTCTGGCGCAAAGTAACAAAAACTTACGCGAATTTTTCAGCGGCGGCGGCAAGCAGCACTATAACCCTGTTCACACTGCCCGCGCTCGGAGTGATACATCAAGTGGTCATCAAACACAGTACAGCTTTTACCGGCGGCGCGCTGACAGGTTATACCGTGTCGGTCGGCACGGCGGAGAAGAACAACAAATACGCCTCGGCGTTCGATGTGTTCCAGACCGTGGATAACGCGGCACTGCAAAGCGCTGTGGGCGGGTTTGTGGAAAACTCCGGCAGCGGTGTGCTGATAACGGCTACGGCAACCGCTACTGGCGCACAGCTTAACGCCGCGACGCAGGGCTCGGTTGATATCTGGGTACTCTGCTCGGTTCTGGTTTAAGGAGGCTTTTATGGCAATACCGATAGCTTTGAACATGGTCGGCCGCAGGAAGTACCAGCGGTTTACCTCTTCCGGCACCTGGACCCGCCCCGCAGGGGTGGACACGGTTTATGTGGTGCTTTCGGGCGGTGGCGGCGGAGGCGGGGCCGGCGGTGAATACTCGGCGCAGTACTCGCCCGGAGGAGGCGGTGGCGGCGGCGCGGGCGGGGTTTATCAGGGATTTCTGACCGTAACGGGCAATGTAACGGTAACGATAGGCGCGGGCGGTTCCGGCGGAACACGGGTGGCTCAAAACACCGGCAACGCAGGAAGCGCGGGAAGCGCATCCTCGTTTGGTTCGCTGGCCTCGGCCGCTGGCGGCAATGGCGGCAAAGGCGGCAAGAGCTCTACAAACAGTTCATATCCCGGTATCGGCGGTCAGGGCGGCGCGGGGTCCGTTGCAGGGCAAAAGGGAATGGACGGCGCGCAGGGCAATTCATACCAACAATTCGGAGGTGCGGGCGGAGCAAACCCGTTTTCCGGGCAGATTGGCGGCGAAGGCGCGGCGGGCGGGACCAATACAGCCGGGACAGCGGGTGCGGCCAACAGCGGGTCTGGCGGAGGAGGCGGCGGTGCCGGATACAGCGGGTCTTCCTCAACTTACGCCGGAGCGGGCGGTTCCGGCGGCTCGGGATTTTGCGAAGTGTGGTGGTGGGAGTGATTATGGAATACGCATTCATCAAAAACGGCATTGTAAAAACGATTCTGGTTTGCGGCGGCGAGTTCGCCGAAACTTATAAAGCCGAGCAGGGCTATGACAGCGCGGTGCCGCGCCCTGCCAATGTAGGCATTGGCGATCTTTACCATGACGATAAATTCTGGCGGCTGGAAACCGCCGCAGACGGCACGGTCAGCGAGGTGGAACTATGAGCAAGATAGACGAGATACTGGAACGCCTCGCGCGCATAGAGGCCAAACAGGACGCTCACCTTGCTACCTACGCGCAGGACAAGGTTGTAAGCGACGGTCGCATTGCCAAACTCGAACACACGGTAAACGGCAACGGGCAGGTCGGGTTGGCCGAGGAACTGCGCAACCTCAAGGCAAAGGTTTCATGGATAGTCGGCGGCGTTACCCTTATCGTCAACGCGGTGTTTCAGCTGCTGCTTAAATGGGGTGGAAAATGAACGACTTCAGACTGACTGAACATTTCGGGTTCTTCGAGCTTACCCGCACGAGTAAGGCCGAGTATCAGGAACTCAACCGCCGCAAGGCGCTCTGCTATACCGGACAGATGCGTTCGCTCTGCATTGACCTATTGGAACCAGTAAGAGCACATTACGGCAAGCCGGTAATAATCCATTCCGGATATCGGTGTTATGAACTCAACAAGGCAGTTGGCGGCAATGCAAACAGCCAGCATATGCTGGGGCAGGCGGTGGATTTTCATGTGGACGGCGTAAGCATAGAGGACACGTTCAACTGGCTATGGAAACAGTCGGGCCTCAAGTTTGGCCAGCTGATAGACGAACGCCGCGGCGATAGCCGCTGGCTGCACATAAGCGCCGGCACCAAATGCGAGGTGCTCGGGTTCAAGGACGGCAAGTATGCCCGGCTGGCTTGAGAAGATTCTGTCGCTGATGGTCGGCAAAACCGGCGACACAAAATGGCGGATAAGCTGGAGTTTCGATTTGCCGCTATTAAAAAACAGGAGGAGTTATGGACTACGAAAAGAAGGCGAAGGAACTGCTGGAAAAGCTGGACGGCCTCAAGGACAAGGTGAAGGCCGTTAAAAGCCTCAAGGACGCGGCGGCCGTTATCCCCGATGTCATCTGCGTTGTGGAGGCGACGGGCTCGGACGAAGCGCTCAAGAGCGCGGACAAAAAAGAACTGGCCGTGGCAATAATCAACGCGCTGGTCGACATTCCGTATATGCCCGAATCGGTCGAGGGTATGCTCATCGGCTGGGCAATCGACTCGGTAATCGCCGCGCTCAACAAGCTGGTCGGCAAGGACTGGCTGGAAAAACTCCAGCTCGCCTGAGCGTGAAAAAGCCCGTCCCTGTGTTTGCCGTCGCGAAAGCGTCAGAGCCTCGCGACACGCCAGAGGCAGGGGCGGGCGTATAGTTTTTCGGTGATTACTTATTTATGGATTCTGTATTTTCGGTCTGCGGTTTGGTTTCAAGAAGTTTCTTCACATCGCGGCGGCCCATTTCGCGTATGGCGGCAAACTGCGCACGCACCTTTTCGCGGGGATTGGTTTTGCCGCTTTCCCACAGTACCAGAGTATTGACGCTCACGCCGAGCAGTAACGCGAACTCGCGCTGTGAAAGCCCTAAGCGTTTACGCTGCGCGCGTATAAGTTTCGGCCCAAGCCGCTGTATCTTGCCGGCGGCTTCGCCGGTCGGGATAACGGATTTACCGGTACGGCCATTAAGGTCAGCCACAAGTTTTGAATTGTCGGCTTCCAGCTTCTGGATTAGTTTATGCTGTTCCGCGATACGGTGTTTAAGTTCGGCGATATCTTTGTGCATTTCGGCCAGCGCCGGTTTTACTGCCCGACGGGCCAGACGGTTGATTTCCTGCTTCAGTATATTGCCCAGATTTGGCATACGCACCTCGCTTTACAGACGTTTTGCTGGCCAGTATTGTACCAGTTTGTCGTGCATATAAACAGACAATTCAGACCGCCTTTTAATCTCGCGCTTATAACCTCTTCATGTGACTTGATTGTTCGTAGAAGTGAAGCTATGTTCATGATGTAAGCAAACCATACGCGAATAGAAACGGAGGATAAAATGAACGCGATAAAGACGGATAAATACACAGTAGAGGCGGTATCGGTAGCATGCGCAGGTACAAGGTTCCGCAGCACGGTACGCAAGGAACTGGGCGAATTTGAAACACTGAAAGCAGCAAAGGCCGAAGCCCAAAAGCAGGCAGGCAGACCGGAAGTAAAAAATGCGGAAGCGCAGATACACTTCGAGATACGCCACAACGGCAAAATCGTGGCAAGAGTGGAGGTCATATGAATACCAAACGCAACCACAGCCGCTACATAACGATTTTTATCGACGGCATGGATTTTTATACCGAGAACATTCCGACGACCGGCGAAATGAAAGACCACCTGCCCCTGCTTCAGAAACGGATAGATGATGCCGGCAAAGCCCTGCCGGCCGCAAAATTCAGCGGCAATATTGAGCAGCAGTGGTACGAAGGGCTGGGCTCAAACAAACGGCATAAATACGAGACGCTGGACCCCAAGACCGGCGAAATCAAAGAGACGGTTTATTAACGGAGGATTTATGAGAGCGAATATCGAAATGGAAATCGAAGTAAAAATGGGCAAGGCCGACCTTACCGATACCGGACTGTCGGGCTATATGCCGGAAGGCACCACCTACAAGCAACTGGTCAAGGTATTCGGCAAGCCGCAGAACGGCCTCTCCGGCGACGGCAAGGTGCAGGCCGAATGGACCGGCCGGATAAACGGTCTGGATTTCAGCATCTACGACTATAAAAGCGATGTAAAGCCGCAGGCCAACACCGACTGGCATATCGGAGGCAGGGGCAAGATGCTCGTCAGCCTCCTGACCGCATACTTTAACGCAAGCAAATAACGGGAGAATTTATGAAAACCAAATCTAAAGTCAAAAAACAGACCGTATCCAAGAAGGCGCTCAAGAAACAACTTGCCACGCCTGCAGTAGCCGAAGCCCCCAAACCTGCCCGCCGCAAAAGCATACCACCCGCCGAGGGAACCGTACTCGTGCGGAAATACAAAAGTCAGGAATACATGGTAAAGGTTCTGGAAAAGGGGTTCGAGTGCAACGGCCTGCAGTATCGGTCGCTAACCGCTCTCGCCAAGGACATCACCGGCGCTAAAGCAATAAGCGGTTATGTGTTTTTCAAAATCGCCGCACCCGTGGAGACAATATGAAAGCCGCACTATACGCCAGAGTTTCATCACAGGGACAGGCCGACAAGGACCTTTCCATTCCCGCCCAGTTAAAAGCGCTGCGCGAATACGCCCTCAAAAAGGGCGGCACAGTAACGGCTGAGTTCATTGATGAAGCCGAATCAGCACGCTCGGCCGACCGGCCCAAATTTCAGGAAATGATTTACGCCGCCAAACAGAAAATCTGTCTTTTCGACACGATTCTGGTCTGGAAATTTTCCCGTTTTGCTCGTAACCGCGAGGACTCAATCCTCTATAAAAAACTGCTCCGCAAGCACGGCATCGATGTCATATCCATAAACGAGCCGATAGACGATACCCCGTCAGGCCACCTCATGGAAGCCATGCTTGAGGCTGTGGACGAGTTCTATTCAATCAATCTGGCCAGCGATACTATTCGCGGAATGAAAGAGAACGCAACGCGTGGTTTCCAGAACGGCGGCACAGCGCCTTACGGTTACAAACGCATCAAAGTCATGGTTAACGGTAACGAAAAAGCCAAGCTGGACATCGACCCTGCCGAAGCGCCGCTTGTGCGCCGCATTTTTGAAATGGCCGGCAAAGGCTATGGTGCCAAGGAAATTGTCAAAACGCTAAACGATGAGGGTTTGAAAACGCGGGCGGGGTTTGCGTGGGGCAAAACGGTTATATACTACATGCTTACGAACGAAACCTATACCGGCACGATGATTTTTAACCGGTTCAAGCAGAGCGAGGAAGTCCGAAAGAAAAACGAAAACGACAAGATAATCCGCGTACCCGACGCGCATCCCGCCCTTGTGGACAAAGAACTTTTCACCAAGATTCAGGCTGAGCTAAAGCAGCGCGCCCCCGCTATCATGCACCCGCGNGAAGTNGCCAGNGACTATCTGCTCTCNGGAATGGTCTACTGCGGCAAATGCGGNACCAAGCTGGTGGGCAGTTCAGCCAAATCCGGCAAGTTCTTCTATTACGCCTGCCAGAATTACCTCAAGCGCGGCAAAAATATCTGCGACTGCCATTTCATACCCCGCAAGAAGCTCGAAACCGCGGTAATTTCAAAACTTCGCGAACGTGTCATTACCACAAAACACCTTGGAATGCTTGTTCGGGACATAAACGAAGAATTGCTGGCTACAAAGGGTACGTTGAGGGAACGCGTGCATGAACAGGAGCTCAAGATTATCGAGGTCAATAAACGCCTGCAAAAGCTATACAACGCGCTGGAAACCGGTCAGGTAGACCTTGGGGACCTCGCACCACGCATAAAGGACATAAAAGGGCAGTTGGATACCCTTAACGGGGTTAAAGCGGCGCTTGAGGCAGAATTGGCCAAGGAAACTATAAACGTGTCGGACAAGGAGCTTAAGGACTACTCGGAGGAGCTGCGCGGCTTTCTGAACGGGTCTTCGATAACGGAGACCAAGTCTTTCCTGCGGGCTTGGGTGCAGCGCATAGACCTTGATACGCCGGACGGAGGCCACATAAAATACAAACTGCCCATCGCGCCGGGCGCTAAATGGGCAGAAGTTCTATCTTTAGGAAAATGTGGCTCCCCGGAACCGTCTCTAACTGTGGGCAATACATACCGTTCGATGCATCGGTAGTCAGAAATATGCGAAATCAGGTTCTGCTTTGGGACAATATCCCAATCCGCTATAAAAAGGATGCCAGCGGGCATTTACGCATAGTCGTGGCCTAGATTTGGTATCAGGACAGGACTTATTTAACGGCAGTTTATTGGCAGGTTAACGGCATCGGTTGCTGGCTTGGCCTATTGCGGAAAAAGCGAGTCGATGGTATACTATACGAGTAATTACCAATATTTTAGTAATTGCGGGGACACATGAACTTTCAAGAATTCAAAGCCGCCACGCAAGGTATGCCCATTTTGACTGGCAAGGATGTGGTCAAGCTTGGCAACAGGCAGACCATGTACAACCAGCTCATAAACTGGCAGAAAAAAGGCCTGCTGTTGCAATTGCGGCGTGGACTTTATGCCTTGGGTAAAACAGAACGCAAAATTGAGCCCAGCAATCTGTTCTTAGCCGGGCAGATTTACTCCCCCTCCTATATCAGCCTTGAATATGCGCTGGGGCTTTATGGCCTTATCCCGGAAATGGTGGTAGAGGTAACTTCCGTAACAACTAAAAATCCTGCCCGGTTCCCAAATGAATTCGGTAAATTCTCTTACCAGCACATTAAGCGTTCGGCCTTTCGTGGGTTCAAGGCAGAAAAAGACCAGTCCGGCCTTGCCTATTTTATCGCTGAACCGGAAAAAGCTGTAGCCGATTTTATTTATCTAAATCTGCCACGCTTCAAAGCTGGAGATAAAGACGTTTTCTCGCAATCCTACCGGTTTCAGAATCTGGACAATCTTGATCTTGAAAAGCTCACAGCTTATGCATCATTTTTCGGCAATGCCAAACTAGACGGCATTATGCGGACTTTCTGCGACTTTGTAAAAGAGGAGCTTGGCGAATGA